ATTCGTTCAACAGACATGACATCAAATGAAGTTGGCTTGGATAAGAAAGAAGTTAAGAAGTTTTCTTTCTTAAGAGCCTTAAATGCTTTAGCAAATCCAAATGACAGATCAGCACAAGAAGCGGCTGCATTTGAAAGAGAAGTTTCAGACGAAGCATCTAAGCGTTATGACAAGCCAGCAAATGGCATTTTAGTCCCTAACGAAGTTTTACAAAGAGACTTGAATGTTGGTACTGCGACAGCAGGTGGTAATTTAGTTCCTACAGAATTACTTTCTGGTTCATTTATAGACATTCTTCGTAAGAGAATGGCTGTTATGGCAGCAAATCCAACAATGCTTACAGGACTTTCTGGTAACATTGCGATTCCTAGAATGACTCAAAGTGCTAGTGGATTTTTCGTGGGAGAAGGAAGTGAGCCAACAGAATCACAGCAAGCCTTCGATCAGGTCAACATGACACCAAAAACAGTTGGTGGAGTGGTTGAATTTACAAGAAGATTATTACTTCAATCATCTATTGATGTTGAAAGTATGATTAGAGACGATATAGCTCGAGTAATTGCTACTAAGTTAGACAATGCAGCTATCTACGGTACAGGTTCATCAAACCAACCACTAGGTATTAAAGATACAACTGGTGTCGGTACACAAACTATTACTACATTCGGTACATTCGCTGAGTATATCGGAATGGAAACAGATGTAGCCGCAGCAAATGCTGATGTGGCGAATATGTTCTACATAATTAACGCTTCTGCTAGAGGTGCGTTAAAGAGTACAGAAGTTGCTTCAAATACAGGTAAGTTTGTTTTCGAGAACAATGAAATCAATGGCTATCCAGTTATTGTTTCAAATCAACTTGTTAACAACGATGCCTTGTTTGGAGACTTCAGCCAGTTCTGTATCGGTATGTGGAGTGGTTTAGATCTAACAGTAGATACAATCACAAAAGCAGGTTCTGGAACTGTAAAAATTGTAGCTCTACAAGATGTGGATTTTGCAATTAAGCAACCAACTGCATTCTGCTTCGGCACATAATATGAGAGTTGAATTAATAAGATCAACAATGATTGCTGGCACTCCTACGAGTGTCGGCACTTCTATTGATGTAGAAGAAAATGTTGCTCGTATGCTAATTCTTAGTGGTAAGGCTATCGAATATGTAGAGAAGCCAAAGCCAAAAGCAAAGAAAAAACCTAGCCCTAAAAAAGAGGAAACCCAAAGTGGCAATCAATCAACTTAATTTAGAAAAATTAGATATTACAGCTGCAGTCGCTTCTGCTTCTGTAACTGCAACAGCTACATCAGGTGCTATTGATTTAAAAGAATTTGATGGAGATGTTCTTCTAGTTTTAAACTGTGCAGCTGGCACAGGTTCATCACCTACATTAGACATCAAAGTTCAAGACTCAGATGAGACAGGTGGTACTTACGGAGATTTATCTGGTGCAACTTTTACACAAGTAACAGATGCTGCTTCAGTACAAACACTTGAAGTAAATAAAGATGAGTGCAAGAGATTTATCAAAATTGTACAAACAGTTGGTGGTTCATCGCCTGTATTTGTATATGGAATTTCTTTAGTGGCACTTAAAAAATACGGATAAAAAATACAGCCCCATAATGGGGCTTTTCATTATGACATTTTCTGAAGATACAAATTTATTTTTTGAACATTTTTCTGTTGATGTTTTTTTTAATGGTGAGACATATAAAGGTATTCTTGAACAGCCAGATGAGATAATAGCAGATGGTTTAGTCATGACAACTGATTATTTATTAACAGCAAAAACATCAGATTTGGGAAATTTAATTTTTGATAATATTGTTGAAGTAAATGATGAAAAATATAAAGTTAGAAATTCTAGAAAAATAGATGATGGTACTTTTTGTTTAGTAAGTTTAATGAAGGTATAAAATGACAAGTAAAAGAGAAAGAATTATTGCACAGTTAAAAACTTCCTTAAGTGGTACTACAGGTGTTAGTGATCGTATATATAGATCAAGAGTAGAACCATTAACTAATGGAGAATCACCTGCGATAGTAATTGAACCTGTTACTGATGAGCCTAGTATAAATAGCTCAACTTATCTAAAAATAAATTGGTCTTTAAGAGTAAGAATTGTAGTAATAGTCAGAGGAACAATTCCTGATAATATTTCAGATCCAATTGTAGAAAGTTTATTTACTAAAGTTTTGAATGATCCAACTGTTGGAGGATTGGCAATAGATATTAGACCAGCTACACAATCATTTGAAATTTTAGAAGCAGATCAACCTGCTGGTGTTATTACTTGTGAATTTGAAATAGATTATCAAACTTCTTATAACAGTTTAAGCACATGAATTATAATAAAAGTTGTACCCTACTAACCCTGATTGTTTAATATGGTAAATGAAAATCCAACTGAGGGCGGTACTTACATACTTGACCCTAAAACTGGCAAAGCAAAGCTAGTACAACAAACTAAAAAAGCAGAACCCCCTACTGAGGTAACTAAAGATGGCACTACTGACAAGAAAAAGAGTAATTCTAATTGAGGCAGAAAGCAGTTATGGATCAGATCCAGGTATAGTTGCTGCTGATGCTGTTCTTGTACGAGATCTAAGTATTACACCACAATCAAGTGATGTTGTAAGTAGAGATGTTGTAAGACCGTTTCTAGGAGCTTTCCAACAACTACTTGCAAACACAAATGTTGAAGTAAGTTTTAGCGTAGAACTTGCGGGAAGTGGCACAGCAGGCACAAGTCCTAGGTATGGAGATGCCCTTAAAGCCTGTGGCTTTAGCGAGACTGTTAGTAGTGGAACAAGTGTTACTTATGCACCTGTTTCAACAAGTTTTTCTTCAGTTACTATTCACTACAACACAGATGGTGTTAGACACAAAGTTGTTGGTGCAAGAGGAAGTTTTGTAATTAATGGATCTGTTGGTGAGATACCTACAATCGACTTTACTTTCCAAGGTATATATCTTCCTCCAACAGACACAGCTTTGCCTACAGTTACTTATGGAGATCAAGCAACACCTTTAATATTTAAGCAAGGTAATACAAGTAGTTTCCAGTTGCTCTCTCATTCTGGTGCATTATCTTCTATCTCTTTAGATATAGGTAATGAACTTGTTTATCGTGAGTTAGTTGGTGGTACTCAAGAAACATTATTAGTTAATAGAAACATTACTGGTTCTGTTTCAATAGAAGCTATACCATTAGCGACTAAGGATTTCTTTGCCGCTGCTCTTGCTGAGACAACAGGAAACCTAACATTTCTACATGGAACAACTGCGGGTAATAAGGTACAAGTATCTTCTACAAAAGCTGATATTGGTGACGTTGCATATGCAGAAGAGGATGGAATACAAATGTTAGAGATTCCTTATACATTAGTTCCAACATCAGCAAACGATGAACTTACAATAACTTACACATAGATACTTACTAAATATTGACTTCCTAGCTAAAGTATAGAAACATATATATTATTTAGAATTTATGGCATTTGTTCGTAAAAAATCCAAGGTCTTTCCTTGGCCTGTAGAAGTTAAAAGACCAAGTGAGACGAATCTTGGTCAGTTTGAGACAACTTCATTCACTGGCAAATTTATTCGTTTAACAAGAACAGAATTAAATAATTTTGAAGAAGCTACTGAATTTGAAGCATTAGAAAAAGTATTAGTAGGTTGGGATAATGTAAATGAGGAAGATGGTACTCCTATTGAATTTAATAAAACAAATTTAAAAGAATTTTCTGAAGATGTAGATTTTGTTGCTGGTGTTTTAGATGCTTTTAAAGAATTTTATAGTAATGCACAAGTAAAAAACTAACTGATGCTGCTTTGTATTGGGTTTCGGGTGGCAAACAAGTTATTGATGAAACAGAAAAGGATGCGAAAGCATTTGGTATTCAGATAGAGAAACCAGTAGAGGAAAAAAACGAGTTTGAAGTTTTAGATGAGAATTGGGATATTGTAATGATGTTTTTAAGAATGAATACACAATGGGATTGTTCTTTTGGAGGTATGGTAGGGTTAAAATATGAAATTCTATTGCTTGCTGGAGGACTGTTTGACCTCTACAATGTAGAAAACCGCAAAGAGATGCTAGAAGGTTTACAACTTATGGAATCAGTGGCTCTTGTTGAAATGAATAAGGATAAAAAATAATGGCAAAAGAATCTCAAAAAATAAAACTGATAAAATTAGATATTCAACTTGAGGGACTTAAAGACTTTAAGTCACTTACTAGAGAGATTGTTAAATTAGATAAATCTACAAAAAAAGCCCCTGGTGCATTTAAAAAATTAGCACAAAGTATTCGGGAAGTTACTAATTTCACACCAAAAACTATAAGTCAATTTAAACAGAAAGAAAAAGTTTTAAAAAAAATAAGAGAAGAGGTAAGGGTAGGTAGTATAGGATTTAAATTTTTAGGTAAAGCAATAGATGAAAATAGAGCAAAATTACAAGCTTTTAATCAAACAGCAAAAAAAACTCCAAAGGGAATAGGAGTTGGTGGTAAGGCTGCATTAGGTGCTGCCGTAGGTGGAGCGGCAAGTAGATTTTTACCAGCAGGTGCTACAACAGGAGCTTTTGCAGCTATAGGTGCAGGGGCGGGGCCAGCAGGTATAGCAACAGGTGCATTAATTGGTTTGACAGTTGATGCCGCTGCTGCTTTCGTTCAAGCAGGTAAAGCATCCGCAGAATATTCTGCTTCTATTAAGAGGCTAGAAGTAGCACTTAGAGGTGTTACTAAAACACAATCAGAATTCATAAAAGCACAAGAAATAATTAGAGATGTATCTCAAGAATTAAATGTTCCAATTGCTGATGCCTCAAAACAATTCACGACATTAGCTGCTTCTGTTATTGGTGCAGGCGGAACTGTAAATGATGCAGAACTTGTTTTTAGAGGTGTATCAGAGGCAATCAAAGCAACAGGTGGAGATGCAGAAGATGTTAAATCTGCTATTCGAGCGATGTCGCAGATTTTTGGTAAAGGTAAGGTGTCGGCAGAAGAGCTCCAGGGTCAGCTGGGCGAGAGACTTCCTGGAGCTGTTACAAAATTTGCATTGGCTACAGACAGGACGTTGCCACAATTGCAAAAAGATTTAAGAGATGGTGTAGTCGGTCTTAATAGTGTTATGAAATTTGTAGTTAGGCTGAGTGAAGACCATAGGGATGCTGCATTAGAAATGGCAGGTAGTTCTGCTGAAGCTGGTGCAAGAATGAAGGTAACATTTGATGAACTTAAGAAAAATGTTGGTGATATTTTGCAACCATTAGGTGCTGAAATACAGCAAATGACAGAAGTAGCTTTAGATAATATTAATAGACTAGTTAAGGGTTTTAAAGAATTCTTTAGACTTGGAGAAGAATTTGAACTTGAGAATGTGGAAAGAGAATTGGAAAGGTTAAAAAAAGGTGCGGCTAGATTTGGTTTTTCAGATGTACTAGATGCAATAAGTGATCCAACAGGTATAAGTTTAATTAGAGAAACTATGGAAATATTTGCTAGTAAAGAAATAAAAGATAGAGATAATGCATTAATTGAGGAACTTGAAGAATTTCGGAAAATATTAATAGAAAGAGAAAAAAATAGGAAAGAATTTTCAAATCTTTTAAAACTGACAAGAAGTAATGATTTTAATTTTGATTTGTCTAGTTCTGGTGTGCAAAGACTAAATCTAGATACACTTCCAAATGCTTTTGCACAAGAAGGAGATGGATTAACAAATTTCCAAAGTCCTATGGAGCAGGCTGCTCAAGAAGACACAAAAAAAGCAAGGGAAATTTTAGATAAATATAGAGATTCAGTAAAACAAGTAAATCAAGATATAGCAAATTCTTTTGTTAGAACATTTAAAAAATTAGAAGATGCACTTGTTGAATTTGTACAAACAGGATCATTAAATTTTAAAAAACTTGCACAATCAATAATAGCTGATATTACAAGAATATTTATTAGATCACAAATAATAGCTCCTTTAACTGGTGGGTTAGGAAATTTATTTAATCCAAAACCCTCTCTTGGATCAACATCATTTAGAACAGATTTAGGCGGTTCACTTACATCTTTTGGTAGTTTCAATCCTTCAACAACATCTTTTATTCAAAATCCTTTTAAAAATGCAAATGGAAATGTTATTGCAAACAACAAGATTGTTCCGTATGCAAAAGGGGGATTAATATCTCGTCCTCAATTATTTCCTCTAGCTAATGGGGCAGCGTTGGCAGGGGAAGCTGGGGTCGAAGCAATCATGCCTTTGCGTAGAGGTAGAGATGGAAAACTTGGAGTAGAAGCAACTGGTGGTGGTATTGGAAACATTGTTGTAAATGTAGATGCGTCAGGCTCGTCTGTAGAAGGTGATGAAAATCAAGGTAGATTTCTTGGCGAAGCGATTGCATCTGCTATACAATCAAAATTAATTGAGGAAAAAAGACCTGGAGGATTACTTGCATAATGGCTAACTTTCCAAATATTCAGCCAAGTTTTCCTGTAAAAAAACAGTCAAAACCTAGTACTAGGATTATTAAATTTCAAGATGGATATGAACATCGAATTAGATTTGGTTTAAATCAAAATCCAAAAACATTTGTTTTAATTTGGAAAAATTTATCAGAAACAGATAGTGATACTATTGAAACTTTTTTAGATGCGAGAGCTGATGATGGTGCTAGTTTTACATATACTCCACCTAATGAATCAAGTGCGATGCAATTTAAATGTCCTCAATGGAACAAAGATATGAATTTTCCTACAAGAGCAACAATTCAAGCAACATTTATACAAGTTTTTGAACCAGCATAAATATGGCAACTGCATGGACTTCTAATACTTCTTTATCTTTAGGTGATATTGTTGCACCAACTTCTATAAATAGTGGTTTATTTTTTAAAGTAACTCAGGCAGGTACTACAAGTTCTTCAGAACCTAATTGGCCTAATAATATAGGACAAAATGTTTATGATAATAATGTTGTTTATGTTTCTTTTAGTGCAACATTTAGTGATTTACAACCAATAAGTCCAAGTGCAATTATTGAATTATTTACATTGCAATTATCTTCAGCATTGCATGGAGCAACAACAATTTATCGTTTTCATGCGGGAAGTAATATGAACGCAAATGGACGTATTATTTGGAATGGAAATGATTATTTACGATTTCCAATAGAAGCGAATGGATTTGCTTTTCAAAAAGGCAAAATACCAAGACCTAAAATAATAGTTAGTAATGCTACAGGTGTTATTTCAGCGATATTGTTAACTGTTAATCAAACATCTGTTGGCAATGATCTTACTGGTGCAACAGTAACTAGAATTAGAACTCTTGCTAAATTTATTGATGGAGCAAATTTCAGTGGTGGAACAAATCCTTATGGGACACCTGATCCTAACGCTGAATTTCCAAAAGAAATTTATTCAATAGATCGTAAGTCTAAAGAAACAAGAGAAATTGTTGAATTTGAATTAGCTTCAGTATTAGATCTTGTTAATATAAAATGTCCAAAGAGGCAATGTACTAGGGCTGACTTCCCTTCTATAGGTACATTTATAGAATGATTTGGAAAGATAAAGCATTACTTCATGCAAAAGAACAAGATCCTAAAGAGTCAGTAGGATTACTTCTTAATGTGAAAGGTAAACAACGATATTATTCCTGTAAAAATCTTGCAATAACAGATCATCAGTGTTTTATTTTAGATCCAGAAGATTATGTAAAAGCAGATAATACAGGAGAAATTGTAGCTATAATTCATAGCCATCCTGTAACTCCTCCAACTCCAAGTCAAGCAGATAAGGTTAGTTGTGAACAGAGTGGATTGCCTTGGTATATTGTTAATCCTAAAACAGAGCAATGGGGATATTTAGAACCATCAGGTTACAAAGCACCTCTTATGGGTCGTCAATGGGTTTGGGGTATAACAGATTGTTGGAGTCTTGTAAGAGATTGGTATAAAGAAGAAAAAAACATAGTTTTAAAAGATTATGTGAGACCTACAACTCCAGAAATATTTTTGGAAAATCCATTGTTTGAAAAATATGCTTTGGAAACTGGATTTCGTGAATTAAAAAATACTGAAAAGTCTGAGAATGGAGATGTTTTATTAATGAGTATTTTGCATCCAACTTTAAATCATGTAGCATTATTTTTTAATGGTGATGTTATTCATCATTTAACCGATAGACTATCGTGTAGAGAGCCTTACTCTGAATGGTTATTAAAATGCACAGGCAAGAGGTATCGTTATGATGCGTAAGGTTAAATTGTATGGAAAATTAGCAGAATTTATTGGTCATAAAGAAATAGATGTAAATGTAAATAGTGTGGGTCAGGCTGTAAGTTTTTTAATACATAATTTTCCAAACTTAGAACAACACATGAGTCCTCAGTATTATCAGGTTAAAGTTGGTAATTATAATATTGATAAAGATGAAATAAATTATCCTATTGGGAAAGAAGATATAAATTTCATTCCTGTAATAAGTGGAGCAGGTAAAGGTCTAGGAAAAATTTTACTTGGAGCAGCTTTAATTGGTTTTGCTTTTGCTGGTGGTGCTGGGGTATTTGGTGCTGCTTTTAAAAAGAATTTAGGTTTGTTTGCTTTTACAAAAAAAATTGGTTTTGCCCTAGTTTTAGGAGGTGTAAGTCAATTATTATTTCCTGTAGAACAACCAAAGGAATTTAACTCAGAAGAAGATCCACAATTATCATTTAATTTTGGAGGCTTGCAAAATACTAATAGGGCTGGAACACCAGTTCCCATTGTATATGGAGAAATATTCACTGGGTCTGTTGTTATATCAGCAGCAGTTGATACAAATCAAGTAGAAGGATGACAGACGAAACTAAAATCATTAAAGGATCAGGGGGTGCTCCAAAGCCACCTCCCCCTCCATACCGTGCTCCTGATACTCTTCATAGTAGGCAATTTGCTACTGTTCAAGATTTAATATCAGAGGGTGAAATAGAAGGTTTTGCAACTGCATCTAAAGCAGAATTAACAAAAGGATCAACTGAATATGAAAATGCAAGTTTAAAAGATGTTTTTCTTGACAATACTCCAATTCTTAAGGAAAGTGCCTCAAATTCTAGTCCGTTAGATACTGATTTTAACTTTCAAAATGTAACTTTTAAATCTAAATTCGGAACATCTAATCAACTTCCGATGAGTGGTATTCCTTCAGATACTAGAACACCTACAACTGTAAATGTAACAGTTACTAATACAACTCCTGTAACAAGACAAGTTGCTGCTAGTTCGCCAGCTAGTGCAAATGCTGACGCTATAATTATTACTTTAACTTGGCCTCAAATACAGGTAGCAGAAGATGATGGCGATATTCGTGGAGATACAGTTGAATATAAAATACAGGTTCAATACAACTCAGGTGGGTTTACAGATATAATTTCTACTTCAGTTAGTGGTCGAACAGCAGATGCTTATTCAAGAGATCATAGAATTGATATTCAAGGTGATTTTCCTGTTGATGTTAGAGTTGTAAGAGTAACACCTGATAGTACTGAGTCGAATAGAGTAAATTCTTTTCAATTTACAAGTTTACAAGAAGTTGTTGATGATATACAAAGATATCCAAATAGTGCTTACA